CTCGGATTTGTTGTACTCCCGAAAGTACTCTGCGCGGGTCTTGGCGGCCTGTTGCCATTCAACTTTGAGGCAATCAACGCACGCGCCCTTGGTTTTGCGCGGAGCAATGTGGCCGTGCTTGCAAGGCTCCCCGGTGAAGTAGTGCTTGGCCCCGGCGGCCTTGGCTTCGGCGCGGGTCTTGGGTAGGTTCGTGGTGTCCATGTCGGCTCCTGTGACTTAGTAACAGGCAATATAACATGGACTTTTAAAAAAGAAAAAGGGGGCCGAAGCCCCCTCTTTTTGATACCTTTGGTATTCGATTTTTAGGTCGAACCAGCGGAACCCCACATGCCGAGGGGGTCAGACCATCCAAAAGAATAGCGTTCCCTTGCCTTGTAGCGCACGTTGCCGGTATCGAAGTCTCCATCCATCGAAGTAGACAGCGCCACACGCTCGAAGTGCTTCAGGCCGTTGGGAACGTCAGTGGTCAGGAACCATGCGTTCGGGTCGGTCAAGAAGTGGTTGACGGTGTAGCCACCGGAGATGGTGCCCATCTGCTTGATGGCGTTGATGTCGTTGTCAGCGGTAGCGACACGCAGTTCGGTGTCCAGCAGACGCTTGGACTGGAACATCAGGGCCGGGGGAACCACCAGCTTGACCGGCTTGGCAGCGATCAGCAGACCACGTTCGTCGGTCCACGCAGCGATTTGAATCGTGGCGTTTTCCAGCGAGGTCTCGTTCAGATCGACACCAGTGGTCGGGCTGTTGTAGTTCTGGCCGCCGCCAACCAGCGGGTGGCCAACGCGGGTGCCCGAAGAGTTCACGCCGAACAGGGAGACGCCGTCGCCACCGAGGTAGCTCTGGCTGAAACCGTTGTTCAGGACCGACGCGGCCTTGACCTGCTTGGTGTAGGCCATGGCGCGAGCCAGAGCCTTGGTGTAGCGGGCCGACAGGCTGTCGTACAGGTTGTCTTCGACCGCTTCCTCGGTGATCGAGAAGCCCAGAGCGATGGTCTCGTGGGTGTAGCGGGCGGTGAACGCTTCCTGCGCGTTGTCGTAGGCGATCGCGGAGCCTTCGTTCTTGACCGGGGCAGCGCCGAAGCCGGAGAGCTTGGTCTCCTCTTCGAAGCTACGCTCGGACTTCTCGGTCTCGTAGATTTCCTTGTGCTCTTCGCCGTAACGGGCGTATTCCATACCGAACAGCGCATTCAGGCCGGGCAGGAGTTCTTTGAGTAGCTGTGCACGAGAGATAGCCATTTTGTATTACTCCTTACAGGCCAACAGCGTTGCTGTAGCTGTGATAGCCGGGGTTGAACTTCACCAGAATGTCGGTGTAAGCGTCACCCACGGTGGAGGTGGTGCTTTCGACAAAACCAACGATGCGGAAAGCAGCGGTGGTGGTGATGGCGGTGGCGTTCACAGCGGTGTTGCTGTTGCCGGTCTGGGTCGAACCCGTGCTGGTGCTCTGGGCAGCGTTCAGGTAGACGTTGTTGCCCAGTTCGGTCTGGGAAATCGTACCAGCAGCCTGCACTTGGAACACGGTGCGGTCGTCGTCGATCACCATCGCTTGAACCACGCCGGTCGTGTTGGCCGGGTAGTACTGCGAGAAGATCAGTTGACCTTGGGCGTTGTAGTAGGAGCAACCCACAAACACGCCCACAGCGCCGGTCAGAGTGCCGTTGCCGGGGAACGAGTTGGTCGTGCCGTCAGCGCCGGTACCGGTCACCAGTTGCAGATAGCCGTCCGAACCAACAAAAACAATGGAACCATTGAAGATGTTGTTGGCGTAGCCAGCGGGGTTGATGAGGAACGTGCGGGTGCTACCGGCGTACGGTAGGCCGCCCAGTTCATTTACGGCTCGAAAGCCGTAGGGAGAAGCGGTGGAAGCCATTTAATACTCCTGAGTTACTTGGAACCAGAACCAAACCCGTTTCCGCGACTGGCCGACGACTTGCGGTCGGCGAACAGCGGCATACGCGGGTCATTGTTTCGCATAAAGTTGTTGTCCACGGATTCCATCTGGGCCCGGTTCTGGGCGGCGTAATACTCGTCACGCGCTTGCGCACGCTCCCGAGGCATCTTGCAAAGCATCAGGCCGCCGATTTCGACGTTCCCGGTCTTCGCATTGCCTTCCAGCATCAGTTCCGGATGATCCACGGCCTTCACCGGCTCCCAGCCTTCACGCATCTTGTTGGACACGTTGACGTTCTGGGCCTCACCAAGGACGTGCGTCGCAATCCAGCGGTACACGTACCCCGGCTCGGGGGTCGGATCGGGCAGTGCACTTGGCGGTTGATAGACCGCGCGTGCAGATTTTTCGCGCGACGCGAGGTCGCGAGGGGTCCGGGCATTCACTTCAGCCATTCGATTTCTCCAGTTTTGCTACTTGAGCAGCGTATTGCTGCGGGGTCAGTCCAAATTTCTTTGCCAGAGCGATCTGGGTCGGAGTCAGTTGGATTTTCTTTGCACCCGTCGAGCGACTCGCCGGGGCAACAACCGTCGTAGGCTTTCTGGAGCCATCGCCGGATTTCGGCTGGGACTTCTGCTCCCCGAAAACCTCGGGAAACTTGTCCTTTATGCGAGAGTCGATTCTCTCGAAGTACTCATCCGAGCGGGGGTCAACCCCCGATGTCACTAGTTTTTGGTGCAGCCCCAGTGCGAAGCTGGTTAATTCCTCGTATCCCGGAGCACCGAACCACTGGTTTTTTGCCTGCCAGTTCAGGGTTTTTTGGTCCAGTTCGGGAGCCGGGTCCGAATTTTGAGGAGTTTTTACCTCAACGGTTTCTTCTTGTAAAGGGGCAGGCTTAAAAGATTTTGCGCTCTGCACCTTGAACTTGGCTTCCATCAGCGCCTCTTGGGCCGCGATGATGGCTTCCGTGTCAAACGATTCCGTAGCTGCCTTGAGGGCAGCCTTGGCCTTATCGACTTCGTTCTCGGCCACCTGCACCTGCGAAGCAACGTATTGCTCGGTGCCGGTCTGCACGTACTGCTTTAGTTTCTTGTTTTCCTCGACCATCAACTGGGCGATGCGTTCAAGCTCCTGTTTCTCCCGCAGCAGCGCTTCCTTGGCGCGGCGCTCGTCATGCCGCGCGTGCGTCAGTTCCTTGATGCGCTTTTTCACACCCTCGGAGTAGCCGTCGATTTCTTCCTCGGTGGGGTCGTTGACCTCACGCTCCAGCGGCTTGCGCCCACGGTCTTGGGGAGGGGTGTCATCAACGATCTCGATTTCAACGTCATCGCCATCGGCGCTGACTCCAACCTTGACCTCGTTGCTCTCCTCCCCGTTATCGTCGCCAGCGGCGACGATGTTCTTGTCGTCGGCTTCTTGCTCGTCAGGGAATTTATATCCGGACATTTCTACTCCTTCAGGCGCGCGTCAGGCCGCGCGGGTCTTCTACAACGGCATCGACTTGGTCGTCGTTCAGGAGCCTGAATTCCTTGCCGAAAATCTTGAACCTCGTACCGGAATAAGTCCGAACGAGAACGAAGTCGCCTTCCTTGCACCATGCGCCGGAAGGAAACTTGGCAGTGTCTTTGTATGCGTCGGGGCCCACCTTGAGCACGAACAGCACCGTCGTCGCGTGCTCCTCTTGCTTCATGAACTGGTCGGCTTTGATGATCTCGGAGTTCTCAAACGTCTGAGAAACGTCCGGCACAACGCACAGAATTTTCCAACCCGTGGGCTCGGGCAGCGACTTGGCTTTCTCCTCGGCGGGAGCAGCTTCGTTTTGCGTGTCTTTGGGTTGGATGGCTTGGGGCAGCGAAATGCCCGGGGGCAGGATCAGACCTGATTCACTCATCGGATTGCTCAACTTTCTCTGCAAGGTCAAGTAAATGGCGCTCTGCGACGGCGAGACCTTGAATCACACCGCAGAGTTTTTGGTACTCGTCAAAAGAGCGGCACGAACCCCCCGCCAAGTCATCGGCGTAGTTGTTCATGTCGGTGCGTATCTTCTCGCGCAGTACGCGTGCGAAGTCTTGGATCATTGGTTGCGTCTACCTCCGGGTTGTTGTGCTTTCGCACGGGATTGCGCGGCTTGCGCCTTGCTCTTGGCGATGTCGATGCCCATGCGGACACCGTCTCGTTCTTGGTCAGCTTCGAGCTTGTCAGCCTTGTAGGCTGCGTCGATCTGGAGTTGCTTTTCCTTGAGCGCCAATTCGTCTGCCTTGGCGGCGGCATCTGCTGCGACCTTCTTGTCCTTGATCGCCACTTCTTGGGCGCGGATTTGAAGTTCTTGCTGCTGCATCTGCAAGACCGGGTCCTGCGCCTGCTGCTGTGCTTGCTGCTGGGCGGCTGCTGCTTGGTTCTGCTGGAGGACCTGCTGCGCGGCCTGCGCCATCATCTGCGAGAGGGCCAACTCCATCTGCGGAGGCAGCTTCTCGTCTTGCGGCGGCAGGGGCATGCCCAACTGCTGCTCGATCTTTTGGCGATAGCCAAAGCCCACGTGCTCGGCGATGTGCGCCATCATGGCTGCTTGAATCTGCCCAGCGCGGGGGTTCTGTCCGATCAACTGCATCACGATCGGGTCCTGCATGGCCGACATGTGCACCCGGATGTGCGACTCGTGGTCCTGATACTGGAACGCCTTGAGCGGCTCGCCCTTGAGCACGTTCATGTTCTCGGTGACCGGGTCCTTCGGTTTCTGGTCCTCGGGCAGCGGCACGAGCTTGTCGGCGTTCTTGATGCCCAGCACCTCCAGCATCCCGCGATGAAGCTGCGGCAGGTTGTAGATGTCCGGCGCGGTCTGGGAAAGCTGAATGACGGCTTGGTACTGCACCAGCCGCTGGCTCATGGTCGCCGCGTTGGGGTCCGAGACCGGGATCACCTCGACGATGTCGTAGTCCGACTTCTTGACGCGGCGCATGTCGCCATCGTCCTTGTCCGCGTCGGGCTCGTAGCTGTACTCGTCGTCCGTGTAGTCGCGGATGATGCCCTTGAGAAGCTGAAGCTCTTGCTTGAGCGCGTAGTGCACCCGCGCTTGGACGGCGGTGAGGACCTTCAGTTGTCGCTCCAGCAGGGCCAGCGTCGTGCCCACCGGTGCCTGCGCGGACATGTCCGCCACCTTCACGTCTGCCGTGGCAGCAAACCTGCGGCCTTCCTCGACCACCGTATTGAGCAGGTTGTACAGCGTGGCGCTGGGCTCCTTGTACGGCAGCGGGAGGATGTTGTCGCGCAGCGCACCGGAGCCGATGTCCACGTCGCGGAACTCACCCGGGGCGATCGGAGTGTCGTCGCCTTTGATCCGCAGACCACGGGACTTGAGGCCCCC